CTACGCTTTCATATCTTTGTAAGTATTTCTTTTGTAGGCTTCAACTGCTTTGCCTGCCTCATCAATTGCCGACTCAATTGCCATAGTCATTAGGTTTTCGTATGGCTTCCATGTCTTGCGGTAGCATTCTACATTCATCTGATGACTCTTAAGCCCTGCATATGCTAAACGGCCTTTAGCTGTGTAATGTTCTTCTAACTCTGGATTTAATGCGAAGTCCAATACCATGCGAGCAATCAACCATGCCAAGTGATATATAGCGACATGCTCAGGCTCTCTTTTCTTGTCGACTGCGGCATTTTGAATCATGATCTTAGCTAGGTGATTACGAACATATTCATAATCACTTTCTGACTTACCTTCGAAAATAATCAGTGCGGTGACTGACTTTGCTAACTGGGTATCCATTGAAGCAATAGCACCCAAGCGGTCTTGATAGTTCAATGGTTTCTCTCCTGTTCCGCGCACCACTGGCTCAATACTTGGTGAACTCGCAGTTAAACCATGAGTCAACCATTCAAAACGTTCAAACTTCTCAACTGCTACTGCATTCATACCGTCACCCTAACCTTTCAATTCTTTAAATTCTGCTAATGTAATTTTTATAAACGGGTCATCAATGCAATACTCTTGATCAATAACAGGAGCACTTACATACACATCATTCCCATTAACAAGTGCAAACTTCTCTACAAAGCGACATCCACAATATTTGCCTGCAAACTTATCGCAGTTATAGATACCGCAAACACCACGAATGTCATCCTCCCAAATAACAACCTCATGATTCACTCTAACAACGAAAAACTTTTCGTCCTCGGTCCAACCTAATGTTTCTATGTCGCACATATCTATCCCTCACCCTAAATCATCAAATACTTTTTAATTTCATCTATGGCTTCATCCGCACCGAAGCAGACTTTGCACATGTAACCTTGTTCTTCTAAGCGCTGAATCATGAGTCTCTGACTTGGTTGTAATTTCCCTTTCTTTGACTTCAATTCAATCCAAAGCCCGTGTATCTCACCATTTGGAACAATTAGCTGAAGGTCTGGAACACCAGCCTTTACGCCTAACTTCTTGAACTTTGCAGCTTCAATTATGTTTCTTGAGCCACCATTAGGAATATGGAATAAGTAATCACTCAAACGACCTGAACCATACTTCACACGATGCGCCCAACTCATGAGCGTCATCTGTTCTTGATCTTCTGTAGGTACTCGGTTGAATCGCTTAGAACGAGCTGCCTTCAGTGACTGGACCCTTTGAGCCTCTTTGAATGTGGTCATTGGTCACCAACCCTTTCCAAAATTGTTTGGATTGCTTTAATTGTCATTTGGTGATTTTCACTAGGAACGACGAATAAACTTGCTATAGATTCACACTTGCGTCTGTACTTTTCAGCTCGTGCTGCATGATGCTTGTATTTCTTATCAAGAGTCTCATTAAACTCAAGCAACTCAGCATGTTCTTGCTGAAGCTGCTCAAGTGTCATGTTCATGTAGTCACTCATCCCCGCCACCCTTGAGCGCTTGCTCTAAAATCCAATATGCTTCTTCAAAAGCATTAGCCGCTCCCTGATCCTGCATATCTGCTTGCCATTTCCACTTTGACCACAATTCATCACGTCTTTTGTCTAATTTTTTCAGTGCCGCATCCACCTGCTTTTGCAGCTTCAGCATGTTTATGCCTTGTTGGGTGTATAAGGTTTGCAGCTCGTCACGCTCTTGCTTGATCTTTTTAAAGTGAACTTCATGACCAATCACTTCACCGTGATGAGATGCTTTAAGCTCTGTAATTTCTTGATGCAAATCAATAATTGCCTGAGCCTTCACACGGTTTAAGCGCTCAAGTTCTGCAATGCGCCCATGATTACCTTTTATTGTGGCTTTAAGCTCCTCCACTTTCGCTTGTTGGTGCTGCCATGACTCCCAAATCCACCGAATGGCACAATAATCATAAGTGTTAGATTCTTGATCAAATCGTCGTTCAATATTCATGAACATGTTGTTGTCATCTAGCCACTTCTCAAACTCTTCTCTACACTTATCCATCACACATCCTCCACTTTGCAATTCGGCGAAATGTGGTTTTCTAGTTTGTCTAGGGTTTCTAATTCCCTCGGATTCGATGGTTTATCAATGCGGTGGCCTGCTGCTATTTCTTCGGGGGTGGCATACTCAATCTCTCCTTTAGTTGTATGAAGGCGCCAATTTTCCCCATTCTTTATGAAATTACACTTGATAAGATCCTTATCAATACTGCTTATTTGGTAGATAGACTCGGTTATTTTGTCTGTGCGTTTAACCCAATCCCCGACTTTAAACTCACTCATGGCTGGCTCCTTTTTCTTGCTCATACCGCCTCCTTGTAACGTTTAGTCATGGCTTCCTGCTTAAGCTTGTCTAGCATTTTCAGTTTTCTTAATTTCTCGTAGAGGTTTGCTGCTGCTCTTGTTTCTTCATTACGAGTACCGAGGTTGTACGCTCTACGCAGCTTCATCATTGAGTTGTAATCTGCAAATTCGATCATGCTTTCAGCTCCCCTTTAACGTTCAAGATGTCTTTTGCGTATTGCGTAGCCTTGTAATGATTCTTTCCAACACGCTCGAAATATTTCCATTCAACAAATTTTTGAAGATTGCTGTAGATGGTTCCTCGATTGAAATCAAACACTGATTCCTTCACGTCTTTGACATTGAAAGGCGCAGTTGCATGACAACCGAACATGAGCAAGCTAAGTTGATCATCAAAGTTAAGTTTCTTGGTTTTACTTATTGATTTCATACAGCGCCTCCAACAATCAAAGCTGATTCAGGCAGGTTTGCTTTAACTGCTCGCTTCAAAGCTGCACGTTGGTTGCTTAATGCTTTAGCTTCCTTACAAAACTCACAACGACATTTGAACTTGTTATATCCGTAGACTGTCCCATGAGTGAATTTAGCCTCGTACTGTTCACCGCCAATTTCCTCAATCCAATCTAGGGTTTGCTTATCATCTGCTAATCTCATGAGAACGCTCCTACTGGACACATAAAGACAATTTCGATACCGCCATATGAAGGCTTGTTGAAAGTCTTAAGTTCTTTATTGATCACTGACTCAATGTGCTTTTTCGTTTCCGTCTTGAAGTTAAATGCACGCTTAAGAATCACCCTTGACCCATCTATCGCCTCTACGTTGAATTGCATCTTCTGGCGATCGATCGAAGTTACTTGCACTTGTACGCTCACGCTGCACCTCTCTCTTCCACTGGGAATGACATGCCTACGAAACGACAAATATCTAAGCGATCCTGAACATTTACAGATCCACGCTTGCCGTGACGGTTTTTAGCAATGATTAATTCAGTTACGCCTGTAGGTGCATTTGTCTCTTTTTCGAGTAATGGGTGGACCATGATAATTTGGTCTGCATCCTGTTCAATTTGACCTGAGTCTTTAAGGTCGCTTGCAACAGGTTTATGTCCTTCTGCTGCTCGGTTGAGTTGAGCTAATGCAATTACTGGACAATCAAACTCTTTTGCCATAGCTTTTAAGTCACGACTGATTGATGCAACTTCTTGAACGCGATCCTTCTTAGATGGGTCTCGGATTAAGCCGATATAATCAACAATGATGCAGCCCAAAGCCTTGTACTTACGCTTCGCTTTGCGCGCATAACTTTGGATTTCAGCAATCGTTGGCTTTTGCTTTTCTTCAATAAAAATTGGCAGGTTTCTAAATTGAGCAATAGTTGCAGTAAGCTTCTCAAACATCCCGTCATAGATTTCACCGTTGTGAAGATTGTTATACGGGATTGCACCTAATGCCGAGATCATGCGGTTGGTTAGGGTCGGCGTATCCATCTCAGCAGAGATAAACAAGACTGGCATGTTGTAGCGCTTAGCAGTTTGCATTGCACACATCTGAGCAAGAGTTGATTTACCACTGCCCGGACGACCACCAATTACACAAAAATGACCCTTTTCAATTGTTCCCAAAAGATTATCAAGATGAGGAATATTGAACTGAACACCTATGAAGCCCTTTTGTTCTTTCTGAGCAATCTTTTTCTCAAATCGCTCAAGTGTTTTTTCTAAAGCCTGGTTAAAATCAAAACCTGTTTGCTTTTGCTCAATAGAATTACTAGATGAACTAAATAAATTCTCAGCAGCCAAGTAAACATCAGTGATAGTCAGATCTTTAGCGCACTCCGCAATCGAGAGACCAATATCTTCAACTTCGCGATGCTGCTTAAGTTTATTCAACTCAGCAACAAAATATTCCAGGTGGTGTACGCTACCAACTGCACTGTTAAGTTCAATTAAATACTCTTCTCCACCAATGTCATTGAGAAGATTTCGCTCTTGTAGATGCTTGCAGACAAATACTGAGTCATATGGCTTATCAGCATTAGCAAGCTCAACAATTGCCTTGTAAATAATCTTGTGACGACCAGCGTAAAAATGTTCTTCGGTAAGATCATTTGCGACAACCTCTAGGGAATGGCTCACTGTCATCAAAGCGACTAGCACACTCTGCTCAATTGTCATATTTTGAATGTTTGTACTCATTACCAGTCTCCATATTGCAATTGGGCATTAGAGAAATCAGGAGCTACCACAGAGCTGTTGACCTGAAACCAATACTCGTTTTCCCATTGTTTTTGGTTTAACCAAGTGCTAGGTGATGGAATGAACTCACCATCCTGCTTTGTCCAAGAGACATCAGATTTTTGTTTTTCAAGAATTGAAAGAAGTGTTTCAATCGCAAAACTTCCTTCATGCTTTGTGAAAGTTTTATAAGTGCCAGACTTGTCTGATTTACGTTTACAAGTTGGATATGCAGACCAGAACTTCTCAAAGTTTTCTGAGTAACCCACCCCTTGTTTTTCTTTGTTTTTATTATTGTTATTGTGTGGCGAATTTTTAGTATGGTTTGATACTAAATTTTCGTATGGTTCCGTACTATTTTTTAGCATAGCTAAATTTTCGCTAGGCGAATTTTTAGTATGGTTTTCAGTGGTAATTATCTGGTCAGTTAGAGACCATTCATTAATTTGTTTGTCAGTTTCAAGGCGGATAATTACACCCATCTCTTCCAAAATTAATAGGCCTTTTTGTACAGTATCCTTGTTGTATCCAGTAGCTTTTACAAACTGAGATAGGCTGATGCTATCTGCTTGTTTATTCCAGCCACGCGTTTTACGAACAATGAGAAGATAACAAGGCAAAGCTGCACCCTTCATCTTAGCCATATGTCCGTTATCTATTAGGTCATTAGGAATCTGGAATGCATTAGAAATAAAACTAGTCATACCAAGCTCCTCTTAAACTCTTCATAAGCATCGTTGATTTCTTCAATGAAGAATTCATCACTTGAAGCATCGTAAAGCCTTTGAAGATCACCATACTGGCGTGCATATTTCGCACCTTCATAAACTTCATGCTCATACTCCCTTATGAACCGCAAAGCTGTAGGATTCATAGTAATGACGCTCCAAGTTACTTTTAGCCTCAGCTACAGCAACCGAGTTTTTTAAACTGCGTTCTATTGCATAAGCCTCAACCGCTTTTTGAAACAAACTAATCTTCCGATTTAGTTCAATGTCTGCTAATATTTGATGGTTCATTTGGTCCTTCTCCGATTGAACATTGAGCCTGATTTACGAGATCAGGCTTTTTTATTTGTCTAAAATCCCGTTAATCCCTTCCGATCCCTCTGAAAAGCTGACTTCTGTACTCAACTCCCGTACTAAAGCCGACATTCCCAAACGCTCGAAAGATTTTGCTTGTATATTGAATACATGCCACTCGCCAACTATCTCTTTTTCAATAAGAAAACCTAGATAGGCCGCGAGATCCTTTTCTTTAACATGAGCAAGTATTTTTGCTCGTTCATGGATTTCGGGAGATAAACGCACATGCGTAGATTTTTTTTCAAGGCTCATAAAACTTTCCTTATGCCGCTAAATGTTTTGGATTTGCTTTATCGAGTAGCCATTCTTGAGTCACTTTCCCGTTACTGTGCTCAGCAAGAATCTGTGCGTAGTTGGTTTCACCTGTGTAATCAGTACGTGGCAATACACCTTTCTCTGCCATCTTTCTTACAGCAACGTAGGATATCCCAAGTAATGACGCTGCATTGGTTCGCCCACCAACAGCATCAATGGCTTGTTGAATAGGATTCATATCTTAAACCTTATTTAAACCTAATTAATATTTTTATTAAACCATGAGTTAAAATTATTTTCAACCTATGGTTGCTTACAATTTTATATTTTTTATACGAAAATTTAACCAAAGGTTTCACGCGATGAAAGTTATGAGCACAATGGTTGAGCGCATTCAGGAAGCACTGAAAGCAAAGAAATTATCATGGTCTAAAGCTGCCACAATGATTGGCCTGACTCCTCAAGCGCCTTCTAAATGGAAAAAAGGACAGATTGGCAAAGAGACTTTGGATAAGTTGGCCGAACTTTTAGAAGTTGATGCCGGATGGCTTCTAAACGGGAAGAAAAAACAAAATTTAACCAACTTCAACATGCAAGAATTTATGGATAAGCACGGTCTATCCAAGAAAGATGAATCATCATTTGATGTGAATGATATTCAAAGCCCGTCAGTAGTTGAGTATGGTGGGGATGATGGATTTATCTGGATTGATGTGGTAGAGGCAAGTTTTTCTTGTGGCACAGGAGAATCTATAGAGTTTCACTTTGATGTGATCAATGGAAAACAGCCATTCCCACCTAGTTTTTTTAAACAAAAAAATGTTCATCCTGATTGCATGCGCATCATCAAGGCTAAAGGCGACAGTATGGCGGACAAGATTGAGGATGGGGATTTGGTTGGCATTGATATATCCCAAACCGACATTATTGATGGTCAAATTTATGCTGTTTACTTTGAGGGTGAAGGCATGATTAAGCAGATTTTCAAGGAAGAAGGCGGGAAACTGATTCTGCACAGCCTAAATCCTAAATACAGAGATCGTGAAGTCACGGAGCAAAATGGATTGAATTTTAAAGTTATGGGTCGCCAATTTTGGCGTGCAGGTTAAAAAAGGAGAATGGAATTGGACAATTCAAAACTACCAATCAACCAGATTATTGCTCGTATCAATGATGCAGCTAAACATGGTGAAGCTTTGGTGCTAACAGCCGAAGAAGTGAAGATTCTTTCTAAAGATATTGGCGACAAAGTCTTTATTCCTGTGCTTACTAATGAGCAAGTTGTGCAGTTGGTAAAAGAAGGAAAGTTGGGGCAGAAAATGAATAACACCAAAGATTAATAAACTGTGAACCCGACACAGTTATTACAATGTTTTAGGAAGGGGTGAAGATGAGTGACAAAGTTAAACCTAAACAAATTGGTAGATTGACACTAGAAGCTGTAAAAAGTATGTCTAGTGGTGGAAATAATTCTTACAATCAAGTTTTTGATAAAAATATTCAATCTATGGATCAGGCAGATGCAATGAAAACAAAAGTTTTAGAAATGCCCGATCTAAATATGCTTGACCTTTCCTATGATCAAATAAAAGCGCTAACTGATGAGGAATTAGTAAAGCTTTTGAGTGGCGAAAGCCATGAGGGTTTTATAAGAGAGCCAACTATTCAATTGATTAGCAATGAGCTGCTAATGAGGCAAATTAAGGAATCATCAAAACACCACTGGACAACTGTTCCAGCATTTATCTTGTTGATAGTTACACTGATATTAACAACTTTAACATCCTTAAAGCCTATTTCTGATTTTTATTCAGAAGTGTTTAATGGAAAAAATGATCATACAAATAAGGGTGAGCAAATTAAAGAAAACAGTAAACCATAACAGGCACTTCAATTCTTTTCTTTGATTTTCATTCATTTTAACAAACTCCATACAACCCACCCCGTGTGGGTTTTCTTTTGTCTATTAAAGCATATTTAAACCTAATCATAAATTATTTTCACCTATGGTTTAATTTATGCTTGCTTTTATTTTATACCTTTGGTTTAATAAATCTCACCAGATAACAAAAAAGTCCCAGACATTCGACCGACGGGACTTTTACTCAATGAGTGAGATAAGTATGAATCAAAGAATTGAAAAGTACAAGTTTAGCCAAGCCTTCCGTGATGGCTCGAAAGCATTCGTAGCTTTCTGGATTATCACCTTCATTGTATTTGCATTCCTAAAAGGCTGTGCCGACGAGCAATACGCCAACGAACTCAAAGCAAAGCAGAACATGTATGTGCGCGTTCAGGTTGAGGGGGTGAAGTGATGAAGATCTATTCGATTGAAATTAATAACCTTGGATGTACGGGCATGATGCTTGGATCTGCTGTTCCTAATGGAAGTCTTGGTGTTGTAGTTGATGACTATAAATTTGAAGTATATGAGCGTCTTGGATGTGCCATTTGGTCTAGATGTGGCGAGATTCTTCATATCTATCAACATGCACCAGGAACAAAAGAGGGTTTTGGTGGTTCAAAGATAAGTTTACGTATTAAAGAGCCTTCATGCATGTTTCCTAAGATACAAGCTGCTCGCGTTCATACATTCAAAGGTGATCTTTGGGATGGCTCAACAGCAAACAAACTAGTTGCTGAACACTTAGGCACTAAGCTCTTCAATGTGGGTATCAAGAAGTTAAGAGATAGAAATTCATGTTTTTGGGCAGGCAAAGTAACTGAAAAATTCATGGAAACACTTTCTAAGGCGGTAATCCTTGGTCAACCAGTTCAAGGCGACTTTAGTGAAGATTTAAAGGAGCCCTCTCATGGATAACTACATAGCACTAGCTAGTTTCATTGGGTTCTTCAACCTCATCTTGGCGGTTCACTGGGGGATTATCTAATGAATATGTTAGCCCTTAAACCAGAGTTGCTGTGCCCTTCTTTTCCTTATTTAGACATGTCTACAGACATTCAAGTTGAAGGTGAAACGGTTTATTTCGACCTAACTTACGGCTGCAATGTACTTAACTGCCAGATCAAAGCTGAAACGACTTATGACACTCGTGAAGTAACTGATCAGTCCAGTGGTTGTGCCCGTGACCAAGAATATGAAGTGCTTGTGGTAGACACAAAAACTCATGCTGTTGTGACTGACAAAGACGGCATTGAGTCACCAATAGGTTTGCGTTTCAAGCTAACTGATTCGCAAGTAAACAGCTTAAACGAGCAGCTTAAATACTACGCCGAAGAATTGGCAGATGAAGAAGCGGGAGTGGTGTGATGGAGACTAAATACGATTGGTCGGAAGCACCTAAAGAAGTTCAATTCATTGCACAAGATTCAAATGGTGACATTTTTGGTTTTGATGTTCCACCTGTACCCATGACTTATGGGAAGTGGCTTCCAGCAAATGAGTACCTTCACTTCTTTGGCAATAAACCAAGAAAAACAATTTCAGATTGGGATTTGTCATTAGAACAACGACCAGTAGAAAATAATTAGGAGAAGATTATGAATGCGCCAGTAAATACACAAGTTAATGAATTACAAGTATTAGAACAAAACGTAATTGTAGCGGCTTTCGCTAAACGTGGTGGTACAGATGAATTGTATGAACGTATTGCTCAAGAAGTTCGTTCTCATGTGCCAGATGTAAGCACTAAGAAAGGCCGTGATGCGATTGGTTCGCTTGCTTTGAAAATCAGTAAGTCAAAAACTCTTATTGAGAAATGTGGAAAAGAATTAGTAGCTGAACAAAAAGCTCAAATCAAAGTGATTGATGATGATCGAATCTCAATTGTTAAGAAGTTTGATTTATTACGTGATGAGGTTTTAGCGCCTCGTGATGCTTGGGAGCAAGCTGAGAAAGACCGTGTAGCGAAGCATAGCCAGTTTATTTCAAATATCAAAGTTATGTATGGTCTTTGTTTTGATCTTCCATCACTGGAAATCAAAAAAGCTATCGACTCCCTAGAGAGTTTAGTTGTTGACTCATCTCTTGATGAATATGAGCAGGAAGCAAAACTTGCAAAATTTGAAACTATTGAAGCACTTCGTACAGCTCTTGTTGCTCGTGAAAAACATGAAGCCGAGCAGGCTGAATTAGAGCGTCTTCGCCAAGCTGAAATACTTCGCCAGCAACAAGAACGTGAGGCTCAGATTGCCCGTGAAGCTGCCGAAAAAGCGACCCGTGAGGCGGAAGAAAAAGCACGTTTTGAAGCTGAACGTGTACAACGTGAAAAGGCTGAGGCAGAACAACGCGAAGCTCGATTAAAGGCTGAAAAAGAAGCTGCTGAATTGCGTGCTCAACATGCTGCCGAAGCAGAACGTAAACGTATTGAGGCTGAACAAGCTGTGAAGCTAGAGGCCGAACGCCAAGCAGAAGAAGCGCGCCAAGCTAACCAAGCACATCGTAAAAAAATCTGTAATGAAGCACTTAAAGGCTTATTGGCTTTGGGTATTGATGAAGCAAAAGGAAAAGAGATTTTGCAAGCCATCAATAAAGGCTTAGTTCCACATGTATCTATTAATTTTTGAGGATTAAAAGATGAGTAATATTGTTTTGTCACAAGTTAGCAAGATTGCATCAGCTTTTAATATGCAAGATGTTGATCCTGCTGAGTTAGCAAATACTCTTGTTAATACAGTATTTAAGAAAGCAACAAATGATGAATTTCTTTCTCTATTAATTGTTGCAAACCAGTACAAGCTAAATCCTTTTACAAAAGAAATTTATGCATTCCCTGCCAAAGGTGGCGGCATCACACCAGTTGTTGGTATTGATGGATGGGCACGCATTATTAATGACAATCCTGTATGTGATGGTATCCAGTTTGAACAAGATGATGAGTCATGCACATGCAAGATTTTCCGTAAAGACCGCAACCACCCTACTGTTGTGACTGAGTATTTATCCGAGTGTCAGGGTAATTCAGAACCTTGGAAAAAATACCCAAAACGGATGCTACGTCATAAGGCTTTAATTCAATGTGCCCGTGTTGCCTTCGGCTTCTCAGGTATTTATGACGAAGACGAAGCTCGTCGTATTGATGATTGTCATATCCCTACCGTTCAGACTGTTAGTTCAGATGTCCCTCAAGGTTATGAAGCCTATGAGCAGCAGCATTTAGATAACATGCGCGCTTTGGCAATGGAAGGCACAGAAGCCTTGCAAACTGGCTACGCTGAATTGCCTCAGGGCGACTGCAAAAAATACTTCTGGACTAAGCATAGCGCTTCATTAAAAGAAGCAGCACAAAATGCTGATCAACCACAAGGGCAAGTGTATGAACATTCTCCAGCGTAGTGAAGATTGGCATTCGGAACGCTGTGGCAAAGTCACAGCAAGCCGTGTAAAGGATTTAAATGCAAAGCCTAATAAAGGCAAAGCTTTAAATGCATTGGGTTTAACTATTCTAGCTGAGCGCCTCACTGGCGTTCAGAAGGAAATCTTCACAAACCAAGCTATGCAATGGGGTATTGATAACGAGCCTCATGCAATTGCGGCCTATGAAAATGAGACGGGTAACTTTGTAGTTGGTACAGGTTTAATTGACCACCCTTACATTGAAATGTTCGGGGCTTCACCAGATGGACTTGTAGGTGACAAAGGGCAAATAGAAGTTAAGTGTCCAGACACTACAACGCATTTGAATACCCTTCTGACTAAGCAAGTTCCAGATGAGCATATACCTCAAATCACTAGTCAGTTGGCTTGTACTCGTCGTGAATGGTGTGACTTTGTGAGTTATGACCCACGTCTACCAGAAGGATTACAAATCATTATTATTCGCGTCTTTGCTAATGACTTGGCTATCGAAGCATTGGAGCAAGATGTTCGCAAATTCAACCAAGCTATAGATGACGCAATTAAAACATTGAAGGTGGCAGCATGACAGATCAAGAATACAGAGGGAACATGAACTACCCTTTTCAAGATCACATCGTCTTGAATGTTGAAGAAAACGTAGTGCCCTTCCCAAGAACAAATCTGCATAAGTGCCAACATGCTCAAGTTGAAATTGACACTAAAGCTTTGGAACTTACATGCATGAAGTGTGGAGCAAAAGTAAACCCTGTGATGTGGATCAAAGACACTATGAAGTATTGGTCCCGACAGCAAGCAAGGATTACAGAGCAGAAAAAGCAGATTAGTGAAGACCTTGATGAGCTTAAGAAAAGAGCAAGAACCAAGTGTCAGCACTGCAACAAGATGACTGCTATTAACTTAAAGAATTTCAAATTTACATTAATTGGGTGATGACATGACAGATTTGAATAAGGAAAGAGAGGCTTTTGAGAAGCTTTCGGAAATTGCAGAAATACTGAATGAGGAAAAATCTCATTTTAATGGTGATTTTTACGACTTACCATTCAACTCATGTGCAGAATCATTTATCAATGGAGCTTGGTATGCATGGCAAGAAAAAGCCAAAGCTCAGGCGGTGCCAGAGGGTTACTGTTTGGTACCGAAAGAGCCAACAGAAGTGATGGAGCGTGCTGGCTTTGATAAAGGCGCTGGCTTCTTAGCAAATAGCATTTACAAGGCAATGGTAGAAGCAAGCGAATCGGGAGCTGAACAATGAGCATAACTCTTAATGGTCACCAATTAAAAAGCCTTCTCGAATTTGTAAATCCAGATGGTGAAAATGATTTAGATCAACTTGAAACTGAACTAACTATTAAATTTTTTGAAGATGGGCACAGTGGCAAAGGCTATTACTTTTGGATGACCGAATATCCAGAGGAAGGCAGCATGTTGTTGGATGTTGAATCGGGAGCTGAGGAATGAACACAATGGCCCAAAGCAAGCTGTTTGGTCTTGCGGAAAATAGAACAGATGTATGGTCAACGCCGCAAGATTTTTTCGAAAAATTGGATCGAGTATTTAACTTTGATTTAGATGTTTGTGCTCTACCAGAAAATGCCAAATGCGAACGTTTTTTCACACCTGAAATTGATGGTCTAAAGCAAGAGTGGACTGGAACATGCTGGATGAATCCACCATATGGCCGTGAGATTGTAGATTGGATTGCAAAAGCAGCTTACACAGCAGAACAAGGACATACAGTTGTTGCATTGGTTCCGGTTAGAACTGATGCCCGATGGTTTCAAGACTATTGTTTAGGTCGTGAAATCCATTTTATTCGTGGGCGGTTAAAGTTTGGTGGTTCTTCATCTAATGCACCATTCGGTTGTTGTGTTGTCGTATTCCGTCCAAGCCTTAAAGATGTTCAGTGGATTGTGACAGAGACTGATTTTAGAAAAGCGGAAAGTAAGGAGGGGTAATGGGACAAGTAGTTAAAATAGAGGCTAGTATTCTAGAAAAGATTGTTGCAGTAGCTGAACGTATTGCCCAGTCAAAAGAAGAACGCCGAGTTGGTCGTGAAGAATTTGCACACATGCTCAATATCGAACCTGAAACTCTAGACGCTCGAATTCGTGAAGGCAGATACCATAGGCCTTATAAGGATGGGCGAAAAAGTTTTTGGTTATTGTCATACGTGCAATCTGTCGTTACAGACACAAAAGAATCTGGTAAAGTAGCCACCTATTGA